GAAGGTGAAGGCTTCACAATTCCAAAGTGCAAAAGAGAGCCTACTCCTGAGGAAATTCAACAGATACAAGAACAAGAGCAATTTAAGGCTACTCGTAAAAAGCATTTCAGTAAAATAAACTGGTAATAAACCTAGCACAAAAATATAAGCCCGACAACTAACCAGAGACTTTTTGCGCTCAATATTGCCTCAATATAAATATACATGATACAAAAATCTATAAGGAGGGATAACAGAATATGGACTTGAAGAAACTGCTTGAGCTATTAGGCGTTGATTCTCTAGACGAAGATAAGCAGAATGAAATCAAGGATAGTCTAAAAACCATTATAGAAACAAGGGCGAAGGAAGAAGCCGATGAGCTTCTAAAGAAAGAAAAAGAAACCCTTGTTGAATCTATGGAAGACAGATTTGAAGAATACAAAAAAGAAATTACTTCTAAATTTTCAAATTTTGTCGATTCAGTCCTTGAAGAAGAACTCGTAATCCCTGAGAAAGTCCTTGAGTACGCACGCAAGGGTGAACTCTACAACGAGTTAATCGAACAATTCAAAGTACGTCTGGCTATTGATGAAGGTCTACTTGACGATGAAGTTAAGGATCTACTCAGAGAAGCTAAGAAAGAAATTCTCAGTCTTAGAGAAGAACTTGACGAGCTAATAGATGCAAAACTTGATACAGAACTCAAAGCACAACAACTTGATGCAGAAATGCATCTACGCCAAAAGGCTGATGGTCTTACCGAAGCCAAGAGGCTAAAAGTCTTCGAACTCCTAGAAGGCGTAACTGATAAGGAAGAAATCGACAAAAAGTATGATCTTATTGTCGAGTCCTTGAAGGTATCCGAACAGGATGACGACGATGACGATGACGACGATGAAAAGAAGAAATGTCCCGAAGGTGAAGAATGGGACGAAGAAGCGGGTAAATGCGTAGCGAAGTCATCAGAAAGCAAAGTAGATGTTGATGAACAGGAAGACAAATGTCCCGAAGGTGAAGAATGGGACGAAGAAGCTGGCAAGTGTGTACCTATGACAAGTGAAGACACCAGCCCGTTTGCAGAATTCCTAAACGAATACGCAAATACTCTCAAAGAAAACAGAATATAAACAGGAGGAAAAAAACAGAATGGAAATCAATGACCTAGTTAAAAAGTGGGAAAAGGTCTAGATGAAGGCAAAGAATTCAAAAGTCAAAAGATCAAGAAAGCTACTGCCCTCATGTTAGAGAACCAACATAATTATCTCGTCGAAGCTGGTAGTTTCACACAATCCGGCCTATCCCGACAAGATTCAACTTATGCAAGTACTGGCGACTTTCACAAGATTGCCGTACCTATGGTTCGCAGGACCTTCCCTGAGCTTATCGCTCATGAAATAGTTGGTGTTCAACCAATGACTGGACCTGTCGGTCTAGCATTCGCCCTTAGGTTCCGTGCTGGTACCACACACTCTGGTACTCCAGACACTTACACCGCCGGCGTAACTGAACTCGGCTATAATACTATCAACAGGACATACTCTGGTTCCTATGTAACCTCAGCCGGTGAACAACTCGGTTCTGACTCATCCACAACCATTATGGAAGGTGGTGATGTTGGTCTCGGTATTGGCTCTGGAACATCAATCAGAGAAGTCAACATGACTGTTGAAAAAGCACAGGTCGAAGCAGGTACTCGTAAGTTGAGAAGCCGTTGGTCTCTTGAAGTCGCTCAAGACTTAAGAGCAATGCACGGACTTGATCTAGAAGAAGAAATGATGGACATCTTGGCGTATGAAATTACCCAAGAAATTGATCGTGAACTCATCTATGAAATTCAAGGTGCAGCAACAGCCTCAACAGCTACATCAGCTATGTGGGATTTCACTGCCACAACTGGTAGATGGGAAGCTGAGAAATATAGAGAACTATACAACGCATTGATTCGTAAATCTAATGTTATTGCCGTCAACACTCGTAGGGGTGCAGGTAATTTCGCTATTGTGAATCCAACCGTTGCAGCTGTTCTTGAAACACTCTCTTCATTCACCGTACAGCCAGTTCCAGCAGATGTAGGAACACAAGTAACAGGTGTAGCAAGACTTGGTTCTCTTGATGGAAGAATCGCTGTATATCGTGATACTTTCCAAAGCACCGACCAAATGATTGTCGGTTACAAAGGACCATCCGAGTATGATGCAGGCGTTATTTATCTACCGTATGTACAACTGTTGGCTATGAAGGCGACTTTCGAAGACTCCTTCCATCCAACTGTAGGTTTGATGTCACGTTACGCTATCTATGGTGGAACCACCAACGATCAGCTTTTCACATCACAAATCTATTACTACTACCTAAAAGTGAATAACCTGCCGTAATCGACGCAGCAAAATAAACAAACCCGGCGGTTTTCGCCGGGTTTTTTTGTGCTAGTAAAATTTCGTAGATAAAATTTTACTGCATTTATAAATAAACATAGCAGATTTACATATTACATGAACTCTGTTAAAATATATCAAGGTCAGAAAATGATTTTGCTAAGTAGGAGGTATATACTTTTCAAATGGTTCAATTAGATAGGAAAAATTTGTCAGAAGAATTTGGGATAGAATACGTTGAGGGAGAAGTTCTTGAAATCAATCAAGAAATTGGTGGACAAACCGTTCCCGATACAATTCTTTTATCGAATATAGATAGAGCAAATAGGCTGCTAGATAGAGTAGAATCTGAAATCAATCAAGGTAATTTTTCCGCTAGAATATGTGAGGTGGCCGGACAGTTAATAAATTCTGTCACAAACGCTTCCTCACAAATTATAACGGATGAATACAATAGAGCCTATTTACAAGTCCGACAAAATTTGATAAAATTAAAAGAAGTGGAAATGAGAATTAAGCAGAGAATAGCTGGAACGCCAAAAAGTCAAAACATAATAGTGGCAAGCAGAGAAGATATTATGCAATTCTTAAAGGATGATGATGAAAAGCCTAACGAACCAAAACAAATTGAGGAGTGAAAAATGGAAATTATGAGTGGAAATGACTTCAGAACGATTATTATGGATCAAAGGGTAGGTAAAGGTAGCCAGAAATGGGAAGGCAATTGTCTCGATTACCTTCAAAAGGTACTAGAGGACTCAAAACTAACACGTTTTGCACCTGGACGTATTTATGACATGATTGCAAAATATGGCAGCAGAGAAGTTGACTCTGGTTTAAAAACAAGAGGTTACGAAGATTTGGTCCAGTATAAATTCTTTGATGATAAGATATTTGGATCTTACGAATCCATTCACGACTTGATGAGGTTCCTAAAGGCGGCAGCTAGAAGAACTGAAACAGGGAAGAGAATTTTGATAATGGTGGGTCCTGTCTCATCAGGCAAGAGCACCGTTGCATATCTCATCAAAAGAGGACTTGAGAGAGATGATTCGCCAATCTTCGCAATTGAAGGTTGTCCAATTCAGGAAGACCCGCTACACTTAATTCCCAATGAAGATAGAGAATTCTGGGAAGAAAAACTAGGTGTGCGTATAGAAGGGGAACTCTGTCCTGTATGTCAAATGAATGTAGATGAAAATCATTCTGATGGGGACGATAATATTTTATGGGAAGAAGTTGCTGTAGAACAATTTAAATTCTCAGAACAACGTAGAAAAGGGATTGGCACATTTCAACCTTCTGATCCTAAATCACAAGATATTTCTGAGCTTATCGGTAGTGTCAACATGGCTAAATTAACACTCCACGGTGAGACTGACCCTAGAGCATATCAGTTCGATGGTGAATTACAAATATCTAACCGTGGTCTTGTTGAATATATTGAAATTCTGAAAGCAGATGTTAAGTTTCACTATGTATTGATTACAGCTGCCCAAGAACAACTTATCAAAGCACCTAGATTTCCGCAGATGCATGTTGATACTTTGATTCTCTCACATACAAATCAAACTGAGTTTGATAGTTTTAAGGCTGACAAGAAAAACGAGGCACTACATGATAGAATGTATCCTATTAAGTGGCCTTATAACCTCAATGTTGAAGATGAAATCAAAATCTATGACAAGCTAATTGGAGAGTCAGAGTTTTCAGGCATACATATAGCACCTGGAACTCTAAGAATCGCAGCTCAATTCGCAATTCTATCAAGACTTGTAGAATCCACAAAAGTTACAAACTATATAGAGAAGATGAAGCTCTATAACGGTGAAACAACCGAAGAGTTCAAGAAACAAGAAATTGACTTGAAAGCATTGAGACTCGAAGGTCGTGAGCAGGGCGAAGGCATGTTTGGTATCTCTCCACGATTCATTATCAACGCTCTCAATATTGCCTTAGGTACAAAAGAAGAAAAGAACTGTGTGAATCCAATTGATATTATTAGAGCGTTGAGGCAAAACTTCGCTCATCAAATTGGTATTAGTGAAGAAGACCAAGGACGTTTTCTGAATCTCTTGATAGGTGAGAAAGACAGTGTTAGTTTTGAATATAAACAATTTGCCAAGAAACAGGTTAATATAGCATTTCTATATGCCTATGAAGAACAGGCAAATACATTATTCGACAACTATATGCAGAACGCTTCAGCCTTCTGTAAGAAAGAGAAGGTCTACGATTCCATCACTGGCGAATACAGTGACCCAGATGAAAAACTCATGAGATCAATCGAGGAACTCATTGGTGTTCCTTTGAATTCTAGAACAGAGTTCAGAAACGGCATCTTTGTGTATAAATCTTCCTGTATTGAACAAGGTGAAGCATTCACATTCAACTCTTACACACCATTGAAGGAAGCAATTGAGAAAAAACTTATGAGTGACTTGAAAAATGTTGTTACTCTTACGATTGCAGACAAAACCTCTACTGATGAAAGGAAGCAGAAACGTAGAGAGAAGGCTTTCAGAAAGTTAGTACCTCAAGGTAGGAAACCTGAATCTCACGTTGACTACTGTGAACATTGTGCCAATATGTTACTAGCCTTCATTGGGGAAGTACTGAGAAAAGAGGAATAATATATCCACAAGCCGACACTATACTAAAAGGTGTTACTATGTTAGTAAAGCATGGAAAGACAAAAAAGCTGTATAAAGTTCTCGGTGTCTCTTATGATGGGCACCGAGGTCTTTTGTATAAACTCATAGAAACAGATGGGGAAGAGCCCAGGAAATACTTCTATGATGAACAACACTTTTATTTTCAGGCAAAAGGAAGGAAAAGACTATGATCCTAGATCACTCCGATTGGGATCTTTCCGAAAAAGGAAAGAGTGATGCTGCAAGGCACCGTGAGAAGATTGATGACCACATTAGAAAAAACATTAAAGATGCTATAGCAGAAACACCAATCATTACAGACAGAAAGGGGAAGACTGTTAAAATCCCTGTTAAAGGCCTTAAAGATTACCGCTTCGTATATGGGAGTAGTAAAAAAGGTCAACAGGGAGGTGTAGGTCAAGGTGAAGGCAACCCTGGTGATATTATAGAGAGAATCCCAAAACGACCAAAAGGTGAAAAGGGACCGCCTGGACAAGAACCCGGTGTTGACTACATGGAAACAGAAGTCGATATTGATTACCTGATTAAGATAATGTTTGAAGACCTTGGCTTACCATGGATTGAAGAAAAAACTAAAGCTCAACAAATTGTACCTAAAGGCTGGAAATTCGAGACCATCAGTAAAGTAGGTCCTGAATCGAGAATGCATAAACTCAGAACTATGAAAGAGGCAATATTCAGAACGGCCGTTTATGTAGGTGAGATAATGAATGAAACCGGCTGTAGTGAAGAGTTTGCACATAAAGCATTAGTACAAGTAAAAGGAGATTTAGTTAAAGCCATAGAAATAATTAATACCTGTACTCTTGATGAAAATATACCATCAGGAACCATTTATATCGAAGATGATGATTACCGTTATAAACAAATAGAAGAAGATGTTGAAATTCATAGTAATGCCGTTCTACTTTGTATGATGGATGTTTCAGCTTCTATGACCAGAGACAAAAAATATTTAGCCCGTTCAATGTTATTCTGGCTAAACGAATTTCTGAAGAAACAATATTCTTTTGTTGAAGTCAGATTTATTACACATACTACAACAGCAAAACTTGTAACAGAGGAAGAGTTTTTCTATAAAGGTGAATCTGGTGGTACAAGCTGCCACACAGCCTTTGACCTTGCAAATTACACTATAGATACAGAATATCCTCTCAATGAGTGGAATGTTTATTGTGTTTATATTTCAGATGGTGAAGATTTTAGCCCGGATAGAACAATAGAATCAATTAGAGAAATGTTGAAAAAAGAAATCAATATGTTGGCATACACTGAAATCCAACTAGTCGATAGAGAAGGACATGGACTTACAACATTCAATCAGTTTGAATTATTAAGAGCAATTGTTGAAAACTTCGAATTCCCCATTAGACAAAAAGAACATGATACTATATTCTTGAAAAATGAAGAGTTACATTTCTTAGCTACTGTAATCAAAGGCAAAGAACATATCTATCCAGCACTCTGTTGGATGCTATTTGAACAGGAGAAAAAATGACAAGTCAAAAAGCACGAAAATTAATTAAGGCAGAAGAGAGAATAGTCCAACTCGCTACGGAAAAATATGGTTTAAAAATAAAGCCTGTAGAGTTTGACATTATTCCAGCACAGAAGATGTTAGAAATTATGGCATACAGATTACCAACTAATATCTCCAACTGGAAATTTGGACGGGACTATGAAAGATTAAGAACTATCTTCGACAACGTAGACCCCGGTCTGCCTTATGAAGTCGTTATAAATGGTGATGTGCCTAGAGCATATTTGATGAACACAAATCCATATGCAGTGCAAGTTCTTGTTATTGCACATGTTTATATGCATGAAAATTTCTATCTAGAGAGTGAATGGTATAAAGCTAATCGTGGTGACATGATGAATATTGCCCATGAAGCAAGACAAAGATTTCAGAAGTATGAACGCCGTTACGGTAAAGACTTTATAGAAATGATGGTTGACGCCGGTCACGCATTACAATTTCACAGTTCTCCCTTTGACAATGAAACTGAAGATGAAAAGAGGGATAGAATCTACAAACAAATAAGACTCAAAAATCAACCTGTAGTCTCAGAGTATAGTGATATCACTGGCGGAATTACTCAATCTGGGGCCGATGAAGATATAGCTCTCAAGAATCAAAAAATCCTGAGAAAACTGAAACTTCGTACTCCAGCTGAACCTACAGAGGATATCCTGAGATATATTATAGATAACTCTAGAGTCCTTGAAGATTGGCAAAAAGATATTCTAGAATTTTTGAGAGAAGAAGGTAGATACTTCTGGGCAGGTATGAAAACCAGATATATGAATGAAGGATGGGCAACTTTTTGGCATGAAAAGATTTGTACTGATCTCTTCAATGAAGGATATTTAAATCAAGAAGAACATGGTCAATATAACTATTCAAATGCACTCGTAAAAGCAATGCACAAAGGGCAAATGAATCCATATCTAATTGGCTCTGAAATATGGAAAAATATCGAAGAGAGATGGGATAAAGGAAGGCACGGTTTTGATTATGAAAACTGTATGAACGCAGAAGAAAAGGAAAATTGGGACACTAAAGATATGAAGGGCCGCGAAAAAATAGACTCCATTGTAAAATCATATACAGACTGGTTCTTTATGCAGGACTTCTTGACACCAGAACTTGTAAATGATATAAATCTCTATATATTCAAGTTTGAAGAAACCATGTCAACTGTCGATGTAGTAAGGACAAGACATACAGCAAAACAGATCCGTGATCTTATTATCCGTAGTTTTTCACACAATTTAATTCCAAAGATAGTGGTAAGAAACGGTAATTACAGAGGAAGAGGTTTCATGTATCTTCAACATATGCATACAGGTGTAGACCTAGATGTAAGATATGCAACGGAAACCATGAAACATATATATAATCTTTGGGGTGAAACTATATTCTTAGAAACAAAACTAGGAAATGAAAGTGTAATATATGAAGTAAGAGATAAGGTAATCAAGAAACCTATTAAGCAGGGAAAGAAATCTTCTGCGGGGTCTGCAAGCGATATATGGAGCACAAACTGGGGTATGAATCCGGGATTTCAAGAATTAATTATAGATGAACTAGATTAAGAAAAAGCCTCTTTTATAAATAGTAGAGAAACACTATTTGTGAAGGAGGATTTTTTTGCGATATGGGAATACGTTACGATGGTTTTGTTAAAAGGCCGTTAGAGGAGTTTGATTACGAGCCTTGGCATATTAAAGAGTTAGAAACTTGTATTAAGAATATTAATCATTTCTTAAAATACATACAGATTGTAAATCCGGATCAGGGTGTAATTCCTTTTGAACCCTATCCGTATCAAAAAACACTATTAAAGAAATTTAGAAAACATCGGTTTAATGTTGGATTGCTTTCTCGTCAGAGCGGCAAAACAACCGCTGTCTCCATATATGCTCTGTGGTATGCGATCTTTCACTCAAATAAAGTTATAGGTATCGTTTCTGATAAAGAAAACTCAGCAAAAATGATCCTTGCTCGCTTTAAAGACATGTATGAAAAATTACCGTTCTGGTTGAAACCTGGCGTGAAAGAATACCAAAAGAAAGGTATCAGATTTGATAATGGCACACAAGTCATCATATCAGCCACATCTCCAAATGCCTTCCGTGGACAATCCATAAATCTCCTGATCTGTGATGAGTTCGCATTCGTACCAAAAAATCAAGCAATGGACTTCTGGTCTGCTAACTATCCTACTGTCTCCGCTTCAACAGAATCTAAAATTATTATTATTTCTACTCCAAACGGAATGTATAACATATTTCACAGAATTTATTCACAAGCAGAGAGAGGTGAAAATGCATTCATCCATACTAAAGTACCTTGGAATAAAGTGCCAGGTAGAGACAAAGAATGGAAAAAACAAGAACTAAAAAATTTAGGTAGACAAAAATTCAAACAAGAATATGCCGTTGAATTTCTTGGTTCTACAAACACAGTCATAGATTCTGATATCCTTGAAATGATAATTGGACTATGGAAAGAACCTGTACATTATGATCTCAATGACAAACTTTCAATATACGAAAACCCTATAGATGGCGCAATATATGTACTAGGTGTTGATGCAGCAAAGGGAACAGGAGAGCATTATTCTGCAATACAGGTCATAAAACTATTAAATATGAAACCTGTAGAAATGGAACAAGTCGCATCATATGTACATAACTTAATAGATGTCTATGACTTTGCAGACCTTGTTGATAGAGTCTCAAGATATTACAACCACGCATACATCATGTGTGAAAATAA